GTCCTGTGGTCCGCGGGCGCTCCCAGAAACTGGGCCGCTGTCCCGTCGATGTGTTCTCCGCGTGCGACTCGTCGGCCGAGGTCGGTGAGTGATGCGGCGAGTTGGCCGCCTGCGCTGCGGTTGCATGCTTGGTGGGCTGGGTGCACGTCGTCGTGTTGGCCGTCGGCGATGGCGTGTGGTGTGCCGATGTGGTCCAGTTCCCATGGTTGCCATGTCTGGATGGGGTCGCCGCATCGTGGGCATGGGACTGGTAGGCGTGCAGCCCATCGTCCTCGTAGTTGCTTCCACTGTTGGCCACTGAGTTGCTTGCCACCAACGTGTTGGTGCCGTGACCCGTGGCGTGGGTTGCTGCCGCGCGGGTTGGTCACCACCTGCGAAACCTCTGCGCTGTTGGTGCTGTTTGTCCACAGTTCGTCAGCCAGCCCGCAACCTGAGGCAGCATCCTCAGCCGGGGTGGTTGTCCTTGGTAGTCCTGTGGCAGTCCTATAGATGCCTCGTATGTGCAACCCCTAGGGGTTGCGTATGTGCAACCCCTCATGCCTCGTATGTGCAACCCCTGACCATGGTGGCGATGGCAGGCCCGGGGAGGGTTATGCACATTCCCACAAGGCTGTGGGCGCGACATATGCACAGCCCTGCTGGCGTCTGGCGACGTAGGCCCAGCGCATGGCATTGTCGGTGCCATGACTTATCAAGTGGTGCTGACCGTGCCCGACTCAGTGGACTACGCAGACCTAGCGATGGCGTTGGAGGAGGCGCTGCCGGAGGACGTGACCTACGACCTGCGTTCATAGCAGCGTCAGTCGGTACACCTGATGGCGGTGGCCCCGGTTCGGCCACTCGTCCACGTCCACCAGCTTTGCGTCACGCAGTTCAGTGAGTGCCCGATACACAGCGCTGCGACCACCAGCGGTGAGCCCACGGTGACCCATGCATGAGGCGAGGTGTTCCCAGCCTCGGAAGTAACAGGCCTCTGGTGTGTCCTTGGTGCCTGTGTCGTGTGCGTTCAACGCCATCAGCAGCAGCACATATCGGCTGGTGTTGCTGATGTCGTCCAGCCGCCCCGCCATGGCTAGCACCTCGACCTGGCGGGCCAACTGCGTACCCACGTCAGCGTCTGCGCTTGTGGTAGTGGGCTCGCTCGGTGTTGAGGTCGTGGAGCAACTGGCAGCGGTCGCAGTACGTGCCGGGTGGTGCGTCGGCGGCGAGCATCTGACCGCAGCGTGGGCACCTGTTCAGTTGGTCGTAGCGGCTGACGTGCTCAGCGGTCTGGTGCCCGCTGGGTGTGGTGCATGGTTCCCCTGGACCTGCGCCGCACGTGTCGCAGGCGTACGACCTGAGGATGATGCGCCATGTGCTCAGCGCCATGACTGCACGTCCAGCAGCTCGGCGATGGCCCATGCAGCCTGCTGTGGCACGACGCCGTTCCCGAGCGCACGCAGTTGCTGGTTGTACGTCAGCCCGGGCACGTCGGTGACCCAGCCGTCGGGGAGGCCCATCATCCACTCGACAAACCGTGGGGCGAGTCGTGGACCTTTCGGCCCGTCCTCCACGGGTGCTGGTGCAGCCCTCCCGAGCACGCCAGCCCAGCGGTGCACTGCGACATCGAACGGGCCCCAGTCCACGTCTGGCTGTTCCCCTGGTAGCGGGATGGCCAACTGCTCGCCCGGTGGGTCCAAGTCATCTGGCACACGTGCGAGGGCTGGCCCCACCCAGTTCAGCCCGGGTGACTTGCGCCGACCTTGTGACTCGGCGCCCAGATTCTTTGCGTCCTGCGTGGAGGGCGTGGGCAGCATGTAGTCAGCGGGTGTGTAGTGACCGGGCAGCAGCGGCATGCCGTCCAGCACCGACTGCACGATCACTGACAGCGCTGGCCCGTGCATGGTGCCGGTGCGCCGCTTCACGTCAGCGCGTCGTGCCTGCCACTGCTGTGGTGTCTCGGTGTTCTCGGAGTGGAACGGGTTGGGCGTGGGCAACAATGAACGATCGGAAGCGGACGTGCGGGGCGCCAACCTCTGACGCTTGTACGCCCGTCCACTGGCAGTCATACCTGAGACTGGCCAAGTCTCCGACCACACGCCCATATGCCCGCATGTGCACACCTGCGGTGTCTCCCACGCATCCCGGGCAGGGTTCCAGCTCGCTATCAGCTCGGGCACTGTGCGCTCCTCTCACATTCTCCCAGACCACCAGCCGTGGGCGCAGCACTGCGATGGCTTCACGCATCGCCACCCACAGGTTGGATCGGGTGCCGGTTGTCATGCCGCCGCGCTTGCCTGCGTGCGACAAGTCCTGGCAGGGGGTGCCACCCGTGATGACATCGACGGGTGGCACTTGCGACCAGTCCACCTTGGTCACGTCGCCTAGGTTCGGCACGTGCGGGTGGTGGCTGGCCATGATGGCTGCTGGTGCTGGCGCACTCTCGGCGTACCACGCCAGACGCGTGTCCACGACGGTGGCCAGTGCCAGTTCCAGACCGCCGTACCCAGCGAACATGGCGCCGACGGTCAGTGGTGTGTTCATCGTGCTGGCACTTTCAGCCGGTCCACGCGGATGAGCGTGGGAGCGATACGCACGGCGTACAGGTCCACCCAGCCACCGACTGAACGGCAGGCGAGCAGCGCCCGGGCGCCAGCCTGTTCAGCCGCTTCCACGAGGGCCAGCCGCTCGGCTGGGCTGATGCGTGGGCGTTCATCCCGGCGTGTGACTTTGCAGGACACCAGTAGCGGTTTCTTGTCGCCTCGTAGGGCCACGATGTCGGCTGGGCCCAGCGAGCCAGCGGCGCGCACCACCACCCACCCGTGGGCGCGTAGCGCGTCACGTGTCTGGCGTTCGAAGTAGTCACCCCGCTGGCGGTTGCTGTTCGCCATCGTCCTGGTGCTCCGCGTTCCATACGTCCTCCGAGCCGTCGTTATAGCCAGCGTCGTAACCCGCATCGAAACCCTGCTGGTACGCGTCCTGAGGCTGGTCCTCGCTGCCGTCAGCGCAGCGCGGGCAGCCTGCACATGTGCAGTCATGGCATGTGCAGATGCCGCTAGACATCTGCCACCTCCGTCAGTCGCTGGTGGGTGGTGTCCACTGCGTCGGCGTCGATGTCGCAGCCCACAAACCGTCGGTCGGTGGCGACACATGCGGCGGCGGTGGTGCCGCCGCCTAGGAACGGGTCGGCCACCAACTGGCCCGGTCTGGTGAACGTCTGCACCACCTGCGTGAACGCGTCGAGGTTCTGGCCCCAGTAGTGGTGGCCCTTGTCGTCGCCGCTGCTGCGGAACACGTCGTGGAAGCGCGGCCCACCGCCGTAGATGAGCAGTGGTTTCCAACCTTGGATGACTCGTCGCGCATGGACGGTGCCGTGCGCCCCTGGCGTGAGGTAGGCGCACGTCCAGCGGTAGGGCCGATGGCCACTGAGGCGGGCGAACACCTCAGGCAGGTACATGTGCCCGCTGAGCACCACCAGCACGCCATCTGGTGTCAGCACGTCGTCAGCCCACTCGGCCAGCTCGCTGAACACGTGCAGGTGCTCGGCTGGGTAGGGCGGGTCAGTGATGATGGCGTCAACGTTCCGCAGACCACCCAACACCTGCGTGAAGTCGCCCACCTCGAGGGTCACCGTCGGTGGCAGTGCACGCAGCCGTGCGGCGTCCTCCAGCCCGTGGCGGTCGCGTGTCCTGGCTGCACGTGCGTACCTGGCGTCACGCAGCAGCCGATACCGCGCCACCTCCTTGTTGTGTCGGGTGGCGTCGGCCACCAGACCCTTGATGTCGTCCACGGTGAACGTGTCACGGATGGCCCGGGCCTCAGACACCATGCGATGGCTGAGGCCCAGTTCTGAGTACGTCGCTGGCGTATCCCCTTCGGATTCCGAAGGGGTTACGGGTGGGCGACCGCGACCGCCGCTGGCGTCGTGCACTTGGCCGGTGCGCTGCGCCTCGTCCACCACGTCGGCCAACTTGCGGTCACACAGCAGTTTCACTTCCTGCGCCATGTTGATGGCAGCAGTGCCTAGCCGCGCCTGCCGCGCCAACACCTCCACAGCCGACGCCATGGCGTGCAGACCCATCACCGAGGTGATGTCCCGGGCCTGTTCCAGTTGCTGGTGCGCCGCTGTCAGTTGTGCCAGTGCGTGCTGCTCGGGCTGCTCGGTCACGTCGATGTCCTCCAGTGCAGGTGCAGCAGGTCGGGGTGGTGGTGGTAGTCGTGCAGCCACCGCAGGTGCATGAGGTGGTCGCGCAGGCTGGTGGCGTCCAGCGGCTCGCGTCTGTCGTGCAGCACGAGGTGGGCAGGCGCATGCGCCATATCAGCCAGCCGGTTCAGCACGCGCATGGTGTGCTGTGGGTTGGTGCTGGCTTCCAGCAGGTACAGCGGGCGAGCACACCAGCCGCAGTAACCCATCAGGTCCACGTCCATGGCGTACGCCCATGAGGGCAGCGCCCAGCGGTGCCAGTCCTGCACCGTGCGGTCGTGGTAGAGGTCCCGGTTCACGATCCGCAGCGGCATGGCTGCTACTCGGTGGGTGGTGGAGGTCGGTCCACGGTGATGGCGCCTGTCTCAGCGTCCATGGCGTACGGCACCGAGCCGTCAGCGATGCTGGCCAGTGTGTCCAGCACCATCCACGCCTCGTCGCGTGTCACGTCCTTGGTGGATTCCACCGGGTGTTCCAAGATGGCCGACACCATCGCCAGCCGCTCCTCACGGGTGGACGCGGTGCCCAGCTCGCGGGTCAGCGCTGCGTGCATGGCCCGCAACTGGCCGGGGCCGATGAGTGGTGGACCGAAACCTGGCGGTGGCGCCTCGGGTGGTGGCTGCTCGGGCTGCACGTCTGGCAGCGGCACGTCCTCCACGGGCTTGCTGGTGTCAGCGGGCCTGACCGCCCCCTGCCGAGGTGGGGGAACCTTGACAGGGGGCGGCGATGTGGGAGCAGGCTCAGCATGCGCCCACGGCTCACTGGTGGCCATATCCCGTACTGGTGAAAGGTCGGTGGCGTCTGTGTCCACGGGCGGCTTGCGCTTGCGCTGTAGGGCCTTGCGTGGCTTGTCCTGGTCGGGCTGCTCGGGTGCCCACGACTCCACCGCCAACACGTCGGCCTCATCCTCAGCGACGTAGCCCAGACCTTTCACCACGTCGGGGAACAGCACGCGGGCAAGGTCGCCGGTAGCGCGGGCCATCAGCATGGCGCGTGGGTAGTTCTGCCAGTTCTTACGACCCAGCAGACCAGCAGCCCGGGCCATATCGGTGTTCCAGTCCACCGTCACCCGTTCAGTCTCAGGCCGACCAGCACGCAGACCTGACACCCGCACCCGGGTGCCGCTCATCTCATGCACCACCAGCGAGTGGCCAGCGCTGAGGATGAGGGCGCGCATCAGTTCCGCGCTGGGTGCCGGTCGGCCCTCCACCACGTGGATGCTGGCCAGCGCCTGCATGGGCGTGATGCCCAGTTCATGCCCGTACAAGATGGCAGCGGCGATGGCGTCGGGCCTGTTGCGGAACGCAGCGGGCACAAACTCGGTCTGGCTGAGCACGTCAGCCAACTGGCGTGCAGGCACCAGCATTTCCACCCAGCTCGTGGGTGTCTCAGCGACCTGGAGGCTCATCGCCGCGCCTGCCGGTCTAGCAGGTCCTCGCCGTCGATGCGCTCGGCTGCGCTGGCTGCGACCAGCAGCACCCGGGCCACGTCGTCCAGCGGCTTGCCCATGCGCAGCAGCCAGATGGCGCGCTGCACGCCCTTGTTCAGCACGTGCTCAGCGGGTCGCGTCATGCGCCGCCCGGGCTTGTATCCACCGATGATCATGCTGCGCTCCCATCCGGTACGGGCAGCGGTGCGCCCACCACGTCGTCACGCTTCACCTTTGACCAGTGCTGCCAGATGAACAGGCACGCCCTGAACACCACCCACGTGTCGTCGGTGACTTCCACGGGCACCAGTTCCCAGCCGTCAGGCCGCACCCACAGCACGCCGCAGCGGTCCACGTCGGGCATCACGAGGTCGCGGCCACCGATGGACACATGCGTGGCTTGCTTGTAGCCGCACAGTTGGAGGGCGACCTCCTGCCACGGGCCGCTGGCGCCTGTCTTGTAGTCGATGAGCCAGCGGTTGCCGTCACCCAGCACGCCGTGGAGGTCCAGCGTCCCGGCGTAGCGGTGGTCCTCGTTGAACACCATCGCCTCAGCCAGACGTGGCGTCACCTGCCACGCATCCATGAACCTGGCGAGGTGTTCACCCATGCGGCGCACGTCGTCAGTCCATGGCACGCCGTCGGGGTCCTCGGGTGGCACGGGCTCGCCCCACACGAGGCGTTCAGCGATGGCGTGCACCTGCTTGCCAGCGGTGGCTGCGGTGTCGCGTACCTGGTCGCTGGCCCTCGCTGCGTTGGCCCTCCACGACTCGTCGCCCATCTGCGCCAGCTCTGCGGCATGTGCAGCAGCCCACGACGCGGTGGCGTTGGCCGCCCAGCGCATCAGACCTGGCTTGTCCAGCACGCCCTTGATAGCGCTGACCGACGGCACCCGCTGACCGTCGAGCGAGTACGTGTGAGCCCGCTCTGAGAACACCAGTCGGCTGGCCATCACTGCACCCCTTCCGACTCGTCGGGGTCGATGGCCAGTCCGAGCCGTGGCGGGTCGGTGAACACGGGCACCGCGTCAGGGTCCACGCGCATGGCCACCACCACCCGGGCCACGTCGTCGGGGTTCATGTAGTAGTGACCAGCGGACCGCAGGTGGGGCCAGCGGCCCTCCGAGCAGTTGCGCCACACGAGGCGCACCGACACGTGCAGCAGCGTGGCCACCTCGCGGGGCGTGTAGTAGAACACCTCCACTAACTCGCCGGTATCTGGGTCTTGATGTGGAAATGGAACAGGCATAACGATTCTCCCGAGGACCCATGGCGCCCTCCCCGTGACCTCTCCACCCGTTATCCGCCATGGTCTGGACAACGATGCTAGGTCGGGTTTCCCCGATTTGCCTAGTGCCCTCCACGATGCGGGCGCCGCGTGGCGACACGCCAGAGGTGTGATCGGTGCTGCGCCGCTCAATCGTCGGCGTGTCGTGTAGGGCACCGTCGGGTGGTGTGTGGTAGTGGTCGCGTGAACGTCGGTACGCACCACCAGTAACACCTCAGGCGTAGTCCCGGGTGTCGCCGTATGTCGGCGGACGTGTCGCCGTTGTCCGGCGCGTCGGGGTTGCCGTTCATCCGCCACGGGGGTCTACTAGTGCCACCATTAGCCAACTGGTGGCAGTACGCGGGTCACCAGATACCAGTGCTCCCGGGAGGATAGGACTCAATGGCGACAAGAATAGGCAAGCGGCGCGTGGCAAACAGTGTGGAGGATTTCGCCCACCAGCTCAGCGACAAGATGCTGCACTGCCGCGAGTTGAACCACGTCTGGCGACCTTTCACAGTGCAGTGGGATCGCAAGTCAAAGTCGTACCACCGCCAGATGCGGTGCCCGTCGTGCCGAACCATCCGAACCCAACTACTCGACAGCGGAGGTCACGTCATCAGCAACTCATACAAGTATCCGGACGGCTATCTGGCCAAGGACATCAGAACAGGCGGCAGCAAGGACGCGTTCCGCGTGGAGTCTGTGCAGCGCTTCCTGACCGCACACCAGCAGGAAGGTGCAGCGTGATGGCCCAGCACATCGTCACGCTGTGTGACGTGCACCTCATGGACAGCGGCGAGCAGGTGGCTGGACGCCAGTGGGAAATGGGCTGGCGCAGCCCTGACAACCCGCGCTGGGTGTGGTTCCTCATCGACTTGTGCGAGGAGCACGCCACCAACCTGTCAGTGGCACCACACGATGCTGAGCAGTTCCTCGGGAAGTATGGACGCACTCACGAGGCGCCCAGCACGCAGACCAGCGAGCGCAGCACGCCACCCGAGACTTGCCCGCGCTGCGGCTTCCGGTCACGCAACCGGGCGGCGCTTAGGTCGCATGTGAACGCCAACCATCTGGACACGACACTGGACCAGTTGGAGGGCACTGCCACGCCCTTCCAGTGCGAGCACTGCCCTAGGGCGTACACACGTGCTCAGGGTCTGGCGCTGCACACAGTGCGCACCCACAAGATGGCGGTTCAGCCACCCGAGTCTGCGCCGTCGCCACGCAAGCGGCGCGGCTCATCCTGAGGTCGTGGCGGGCGTACTGGAAACAGTGCAGCCCGTAGCCGCGCCATAGCCGAGTCACCCACGGGCGGCGCGTCAGCAGCACGCTGGCGCGCCGCTCGTTTGATTTGCTCCCGCTGCTCATCGTTCATGGCGCCACCGTCAGCCCAGACCTGGCGGGCTGGCAACCGAGCACGACACGCCCAGCTCTGGCTGACAACTCGCCGCGTGTCTGCTGGCTGGCGGTGCACTGGCTGGCTGCTGGTGGACGCTGGCAGCACGTCGCTGGCAGTTTCCTGGCTGGTGCCAGCACTGCACACCATCCCACGACCTGAGACAGCAACGACCCCCGCTAGGCGTACTAGCGGGGGTCGTGCGGTGCGCCCGGGTAGACGCGGGCCTGAGGCTACGTCAGCGCCACGTCAGAGTCACGTGCCGCTCTGGATCGAACCTCTCCTTGCGCCCGGGCGCTGACGCGTTCACCGTCACGGTGGCCAGTGCGTCCACCACAGCCCGCTGGCGACCCAGCGGCGCAGCCCTGAACGCGTCACCAGCACCACGCCCGGTCATGCCAGCCAGCACAGCCTGCGGGCGCTTGTCGGCCACCTGCGCCTCAGCCAGCAACTCAGCCACGCGGGCCTGCTCAGTCTCCACACCAGCGGTGACACTGTTCAGCACAGCCATGGTCATGCGACCAGCGGCAAACTCTGCGCCAGCCTCAGCCAGCCGCTCGGCCAGCGCGTCACGCTGCATGGTCAGATGCGCCACCTCGTCGCTGGCTGAGTCCTCGAGGAACGCGCCAGCCTCGTCCAGCGCCTCTAGGCGGGCCACGATGGCTTCCACCACGTACAAGTCCACTGCGTCCATCGCACGGGCCACGTGGGCGCCCGTAGGGCATGCGTACGCCCTGCCGTCGCCCTTGTACGTGGGTCGGCCACGCAGCGCCAGCCCACACGTGCCGCAGCGGGCCATCCCGGTCAGCAGATACTTGCGGGCGTTCCCGGTGTTGTTGGTGCGACGCTCGGGCTTGTCCAGCAGCGCACACACAGCCTCGTGGGTGCCACGGTCGATGATGGCTGGCCAGTTGCCAGCGCCGATCACTTCACCATGGTGGACACGCAGCCCAGCCAGATGCGGCGAGCGCAGCAGGTGGCGCATGTTGGGCCCGGTGATGGTGGCGCCGCTGGTGCCGGTCACGCCCTGCTCGGCGCACCACTTGGCCAGCGAGTGCAGCGACTCACCACCCAGCAGGCGGCTGATGAGGTCACGCACCACCACAGCCTCAGACTCGCGGATGGTCTGCATGCCGACCTCGTAGCCGAACCGGCGGCGACCACCAGCGGGCTTGCCCTGCTCAGCCATCTGCTGCACCTTGCGGGTGATGCGGCGCGACTTGTGCGCCGACTCGTACGCAGCAATAGACCCAGCCATGCGAGCCAGCAGCATGCCGTCAGGGCTGGTCGGGTCCAGTTCACCAGCGGTGACTGTGCGCACCGTGGCGCCAGCGCGGCCCACCACAGCCATGAGGTGTTCCAGCTCGGCGGGCTGGCGTGTCAGCCGGTCCACGTGCCACGCCAGCACAGTGTCCACAGTGCCAGCCTCGATGGCTGCGACCAGCGCGTCGTAGCCGGGGCGCGGCTTGCCTGAGTACGCGCTGAGGTCGTTGTCAGTGAACGTGTCCACGATGGTGAGCCCGTGCTGGTCGGCGTACGCCTCGCAGTCGGCCTGCTGGCGTCCGACACCCAGACCAGCGCCCATGCGGTCGCGGCTGATGCGGCAATAGATGGCGGCGCTCATGCGTTCACCTGCGTGATGCGCTGAGCGGTGCCACAGATAGGGCAGTAGTCGGCCTCGTACGCGCGGTGCAGCTCGCACCTGGTGGGCTGGGTGATGATGAGTTCCATGGTGTGTCTCCCGGGCTAAGTGCGCTCACTGTTGAGCGCTTGCGCTCAGCCTAACATACACAGCGAGTATGTGCCATCTGGCACGCACTCTGAACGTGACACTGCCACCAGCGCTAACCCGACCCCTGATCGGTGCGCTGGTGGCAGTGTGCGATGTCCCCCACTGCGCACGCTATCAATCGTCGCCGCGCCTGTGGTGGTTACCCCGGGTCATGTGCAGGCTGATGGTGTAGCCGCGCAGGAACGCCACGATGAGGGCCAGCGTCACGGGCGCAGATATCACCAGCGACAGCAGCAGCAGTTCCCGTGGCGTCATCAGCTCACCACTTGAACGCATCGCCGTACGGGCGATGGTCGCTGCTGTCGTCATCCTTCAGCAGGCGCGACTTGTTGGCGTTCCTGGTCGCCCACGTCGCGTCGATGAGTCGCTTGCCGTGGGTGCCACCGCTGGGCATGTGGCCCTTCCAGTTCAGCACCAGCGACGGGAAGCGGTCCTGTATCTCATCGCGCCAGCGGTCCATGTGAAAGTCGATGTTCCAGTCGGCCACCAGCAGCCCAGCGTCTGGCTGGTGTTGCTTGCGAAACTTGTTCCAGTGGTCGTGCCAGCCAGCCACCGCCGACTTCCACGCCGCAGCCTGCTTGTTGTCGTGGAACTTGCTGCCGTCCTGCACATTGCTGGGCAGGTGAGCCACCGACAGGTAGATGGTGCGCCCACTGGTGTGGGTCAGTTTCGCGCTGGCGGCGTACGTGGTGTGTTTGCGGCCCTGTCCGTCGGTCCACACCTTGTCGGTGAGTTTGTGCAGGTCCTTCCACGTCAGCGACCAGTCAGCCTTGCGCCACATGATCCCGACATCTGCACAGCACGCTGACCCGTCCGGCACCCATGCGCCCCACTCCCCTGGCGCGGCGTCCTTCAACACCTTGGTGCGTGCGTCTGAGCCAACCTCGGTGAGGGTCGCCAGATTGGCTGACGGGTCGGTGGCGGTGACCAGTCGGTGCAGTTCCTGTTCCAGCGGCACCTTAGGCCCGTCGTACAGGCTCGATGAGTGGGCGTGACGTATCGGCGGCTCGGCTGCCATGCCACCAGCAGCCAGCGCCAGCGCCAGCGCCACGCCGATCACTTCTGCACCCGCTGCAAGATTTCACGCAGCATCTGGCCAGCGGCCTTCTTGGTCTGCGACCCGTCGGGCTTGTCCACTTCCAGCTTCCGTTCCCACACCTCGTCGCGCACGATGCCGCGCAACTTGTCCCAGTCGTCTGGTGTCATTTCGTCCTCACCTCCTAGCGGCAGGTCGATGCCGTTCAGGTCCTCGGTCCAGCCCAGATAGGTCTGGCCCCAGTTGTTGACCGGCCAGTCAATGGCAGCCTCGGACACACGCCCGCTGCTGGTGCAGTCGGTGCTGCGCATGCGGTCAGCGGTGGCCACCACGATGTGGCCCCACGTGCCACCGCTGTAGAACATGGGCGCCCCCACGGGAGGGTTGCGGTCGCCCGGGTGGCGGTGCAGTGCGCCGTGCCACGCGTCGATGGCTGAGCCGTACAGCGCGTCGATGCGCCACGCCTGACCGCGCACGTATTGCAGGCACATCCCGCTGTCGTAGATGTCTACCTGGCGGGCGTTGGCCAGTGCCTGCTGTCCGCTCGGCGCAGTCATATGGACCGCTTCAACTGGACCAACACCCGCCCCAGCGCGTCGATGGCGTGCCGCTTGTCAGCTTTGCTGCGGTCAGGGTCGGTGAGGATTTCACGCAGCCTGATGGCGGCACGCACCAGCAGGTCGATGTGTGGCGTGTCGGGGTCCTGTACCTCAGGCCTGTCGGTCGCCATCGTCCTGCGTGTCGTCCTCATCGGGGCTGCCCTCATCATCCTGACCATGGCGCCGGTTCGGGCTGGTCTGCGGCTCGCTGCTGGTCTGCTCGGTTTCCTCAGTGGTGGTCTGCTCCTTGGTCTGCTCGGTCACCTTGCGCCGCTCGGCGTCGTCCTGGCTGCTGGTCTGGTCGCTCATGTGTCTGTCTCCTCATCGGTGGTTGGTAGTGAGTTGTCGATTTCGTCGGGCTCGTCGGGGTTACCGGGCGCGGGCAGCAGTTGGGTGCCGGGGGTGACCATGAAAGTCACGCATGCCTGCACCCCGCCCGAACCGGCAGGGCGCGCATCCACGGCGAAGATGTTCCCGGCGTTGCTGACGTAGAAGGAGTCCTTGGCGCCGGTAACCGCGATGATGCCGACAAAGACGGCACTCACGGGCGGGCGGTATCCGACCGGGAGCGTGCCGATAAGGGCGTTAGCCGCCCATCCGGCGTTGTTGGTGGCGTCGAGCAGCATGACGACGAAAGGCCCGAACCGTTGGACGCGACAGCCTCCGGTCCCCCAACCCGCGCCCGGGGTCGGCACAATGGTGCCCGCTGTGCCGGTCGGGGCCAGCGTGTCGTCAATCTTCTCCGCCAGCGCTTGCATGGCGTTATCGCCGTCCGCCACCCGGTCTGTGCCCGTCGGGTACGGGAGCCCGTATTTCGGCGTTGTGCCACCCATGGTCAGCCTCCTACTAGTTCCAGCGCAGCAGCGGGCGTGGTTGTCCACTGGTCCCACTGCGTGGCGCCTAGGTCGTCCCAGCGCTTGCTGGCGGGCACGTCAGACCAGCGGCCTAGGTCGGCGGCTGGGCCCAGACACGTGGCGTCGTTCCACGTCAGTGCTGGTGGTGCGGTGTCCCACGTCCACGTGGGTGCGAGGTCGTCCCAGCGCGGTGGTGGGCTGGTGCGGCAGTAACCACTGATGGCCAGTTCCAGTTCATGCACGCCGTACGCCAGTCGCTCCTTCCAGCCCTCCACCCACAGCGCCGACGACGTGGGCGCGGTGCCGATGGCTGGCATGCCGGTCAGGCGCACGAGGTCGTGCAGGTCCAGCGCCAGCAGCGCCTCTGTCTCGTCGGCGTTCAGTGAGCCCACGTCCACGGGCAGTGACGACATCACCCACACGGGCGACGAGTTGCGCACCAGCAGCAGTTGGCCCATGGCGGTGGCGTCGGCCAGTGCAGCCAGCTCGGTGGTGGGACTGATGGCGTAGCGCCCGAACCTGGCTATGGACGTGGCGTCCTCTGCGACGTAGCGCGGCTGGTCGCCGCCACCTTCCGGTTCCACGCCGTAGCCGATGCTGACAGCGTTCACCAGACCGTCGAGGTTGCGCACCCACGATGGCGTCACCAGCACGTCGCACGCATCCAAGTCCAGCGACGGCGCGGCACCTCGTCGGTGGTCGGCGTCGGCGTAGCGGATGTCACCAGCTCTGGTCTGCCACAGCATCCCGCCCGCTGACTCGGCGGCGTCGTGGATGACTGACAGCGCGTCGGTGCGGTCCACGTCACGCGGTACGAGGTTCACCGTGCCGGGGTCAGACCAGCGCGGGTCTAGCGGGATGCCAGCCAAGTCAGCGATGCGTGCCACCCGCACGCCGTCCTTCTCCACGGGCCACGGGTTGTCGCCGACGACACGCCGCGCTAGGTCGGCGAGCATGCCCACGCAGGTGATCTGGCCGACGCCAGCGGATGGTGTGTCTGTGCCTGCGTCGTCCCAGCCCAGCACCACGTCTGTCACACGCCCGGTGAAGCGTGTGGCGCTTCCCTGCTCGGTGGTGGTGTTGACCACCACCACTGCGCCCACGTCCACCACAGCGGGCAGCGGGTCGTCGGGTGTGGCGGTGAAGTCGATGGTGGCGGCTGACGCGTTGGGCTGGCCGGTGGTGTCGTCGCGCCCATGCACGATGCCCACCTCGTCCACCAGACACGACAGGTCGGCACTGGCGCCCTTGCTGCGGTAGTGCACCTCTATGGATGACACAGATGGCGTGTACGGGCTGGCTGCTGGGTTCGGGCCCAACTGCACCTGCACGCCCAGCCACGGGAACTCTGCACCTGGTGGCGTGGTCTGCGGCATGACCCACTCCACGGTGTGGGTGCCGGGTTGCAACTCGGCGCCCATCTTCTGCTCCACCGCTTCACCTGCTCCTGCCCAGAACGGACCGACAGCAGCAGCGCGCTGAGTCTTGCCGAAATACAGCCACGCCCACATCAGTGTGCGCACCGGCACTGTCAACACCACCCGCACCCGGTACGTGTCCACGTTGGGTGGGCGGGCCACGGTGCTGGCGTCAGCGCGCACCAGCGCTGACCCACCGCCACCGGTCTGGGTGAACGTCGCCTGTCCACCGCTCCACGTCCACGCCAGACCGAACGGCTCAGGCGACCAGCCAGTTAGGTCCACGTCAAAGTAGGAGTTGGTGAACAGCGGCAGGCCCCAGCCCGCTGCGTTCCGGTCCTCGTACGCCACGACGCTGTGCATCCCGATCATGTGGCCACCAGACCCATGCGTCGGTCGTGGCCAGCCAGAATCCGGCGTATCTGGCGCGCTGTCGCCTCAGGGTCTAGTGCGCCGTTCACCGTGATGTTGATGCCACCAGTGGGCTGCACAGCTCGCTGACCTGGCGCAGCCGCCACCTGCGGCGCAGCAGCGAGTCCAGCGGGTGTGGTCGCCTGCATCATGTTGAAACCCGGGATGTTGGGCAGGTTGATGCTCGGCACCTTGATGCGGCCCAGCCAGCCGATGAGGGTTTGCACAGCGTTGGACGCTGCGTCGATGGCGCCCTTAACGGCGTTGAACGGCGCAGCGAGGATGGCAGCCATGCCAGCGACGGCGCCCTTGATGGCGCCGACCATGTTTCCCCACGCCTCGCGGATGGCACCGAAGATGGGCACCACGATGTCGCGCACCGTGCGGAACGCGTTGGCCACGACCTCGCGCACTGCGCCTGCGCCCTCGCGGATGGCGCCCGTGGTCGCCTGCCATGCGCCACGGATGATGGCCAGCGTGTTGGCCCACGCCTCACGGATGCCAGCCCACACAGCGCGGATGATTTCGCTGGTCGTCCTGGCTGCGCCGGTGATGGCGTCCATGGTGGTGTTCCACGCGGTGCGGATGGCGCCAGCGACAGCCACCACGGTGGACTTCACTGCGTTCCAGACCGCCAGCACGATGGTGCGGAATGTTTCGCAGCGCTTCCACAGCAGTACCACGATGGCGATAACGAGGCCCACAGCCACGATCACCCCGGCCACGGGCAGGAACGCCATCACCCACGCCCGTGCTGCTGTGTTGCCCATAATCGCGGTGGTGATGGTGAGCACTTTCATGGCCACATTCAGCGCGAGGATGGCCACCGACACAGCCACGATCACAGCGGCGATGGCTTGGAACAGTGCCGGGTGCTCGGCAGCAAAGGTGGCGACCACGCCCAGCACTTCGGCCAGTTTCGCCATGGCTGGCAGCAGTGCCGCGCCGATGGCTTCCTGAGCCTCGCCCATGGCGACGTTCATCCGGTCCATCTTCCCGGCGGCGGTGTCGGCTGACGCTGCTGCGGCGCCACCGGTTGTCTTAGCCAGCTCGGCCATGATGGCGTCCATATCGCCGCTGGCCAGTGTCGCCTTGTCCAGCGACGGGATGAGCCGACCCAGACTGGTGGTGTTCCCGGCGTAGCCCTTAGCCAGCGCTTGACTGACCGACTCCACGTCCTTGCCGGTGGCGGCTGACACGTCCAGCGCTACGCCCAGCGCGTCCTGCGCCTTGGCGGTGTCCTTGGTGGCCAGCACCAGATTGGACATCGCTGGTCTGAGTTTGTCGTCAGCCACACCCGTGGCCAGTGCCATCTTGCCTATGTATTCCTCGGTGGCGGCTATCTGGGCCTTGGTCGCGCCAGCACTGTTTTCCAGATTCTTGGCCAGCACAGCCTGCGACTGGGCATCCTCAGCGGCAGCACGTCCAGCACTGATGGCAGCAGCACCGACAGCGAGCAGCGCGGCAGCAGCGGGCGCGGCAGCCTTGCTGATGCCCTGCTGCATTTTGCCTGCCTTGGTGCCCACCTCGTCCATGCCGCTGGCGGCGTTCTTGGCATCGGTGATGATGCGGACCACCAGCTCAGCGACGGCGGCGGCCATGACGCTTCACCTCCTCCGCTTGCTTGTCGAGCACGTCCAGTGCTGTGGCTAACACCTCGTCTGACTCGTCCCACCAGTCGCGGGGTGCTGTCCTGGTCGCCACTGCTAGTTCCACAATCAGCCGGGATCGTGACCCGGCTGGGTAGGGCTTCCCTGCTCGGTGGTGTCGTCGGTGTCCATGGACGCCACGTCCAGTACGTCGGCCTCCCACTGGCTGTACGTGAGGTCAGTCAGACCAGCGCGGCGTGCAGCCGACCAACTGATGAACGTCAGCCAGCCGAACGGCGCATCATCAAACTTCGGCCAGACCGGTTTCTGCCGCAGCCTCGTGCGCTCATACGCCACGAGGTCGCGGTTGTCGGCCTGCACCTCGATGTCGTCCTGGCCGTCGCGCTTCACCAGCACCCGTGGCGCGGTCAGCTTCACATCACCCATGGCTAGGCGCCTTTCACCTTGTGCAGAATCGCCTGCGCCTCGTCCTCATAGGCAGGCATCCACGTGTCTGTTTCAGCGGCAGCGGGTCGCAGGAACGGCTGCGGGTTGATGTTGTGGCCACGCCAGCCGTACTCCTGAACGGGCGCGTACACGAGGTCTGAGCCGATGGTGACGCCAGTGCCACCCGTGCTGGCGGTGATGCTTTGCGCCAGCGTGCCTCTGACCTTGGGCGCCAGCGCTGATGCGCGCTGGCGGATGATCTGGCCAGCCCGCAGTTCGGCGGTGGCCATTTCCTCGAGGTCGTCACCAGCCCGGGCCAGCGAGGCACGCAGCGCGGTGGCGCCGTCCACCTCCACCTGCACACCGGGCTTGCTCATGCCACGTCGTCCTGGTCGCGCTGCTCGTCCTCGTCAGCGCTGAACGCAGCGGGTGCGCCATACGTGTATGTGGGCTTGCCGACCAGCGCAAACTCGAAATCACTGGTCATGGTTTCGCCGGTCGTGTCGCCACCGAAGTCCAGCGGGTCAACCACCAGCGTGCCCGTGGCGGTGGTGCCACCGTCGGTGGAGGGCGTGAACACGTACGACAGTTGCGTGCCCGGTTCAGCCTGCGACAGCGCAAAGAATCCAGCCACGTCGGTCACGTCGGTATCCATGTTGCCGCTCAGGCTGTAGTCGTACGTGACCGAGCCAGCGCGCACGTCGCCGCACAGCTTGGTGGTGCTGTCGCCCTGAGTCTTTTCGGCAGCAATCACTGCGTTATTGACCAGACACGACACGTCGATTTCGGTGCCGATGTCGCCAATCTTCAGGAGGCCCGGGCCCAGCGGGCGGGTGGTTTCCGGCAGTGCCATGGTGTCGCTCCCTGCTAGGTGGTGGTCAGCCGCAGGCGTAGCCCGGGCATCGCCTGCTGGTCGTCAAGGTTGATCTGGACTGGCTCGGCGTACTGGACTGTTCCGACAGCCAGCAGTGCCATGGCCACGGTGTCGCGGTAGCCGTCGCCTTGGTCCACGGTGTGCTGCACGTAGTCAGCGGGCAGCGTGACCAGCACGTCGTACTGGTCGCGTGCCAGCGAGCACAGCGGCCCGTCGTAGGTGGTCTGCACCCAGCGCGGCCACGCAGCACCAGCCACCGCTTGGTCTGGCGTGGTGCTGTACGCCGTCAGACCTGGCACGAGGCTCAGCGCGGTGACGATGCTGGCGCGGGTGTCGCCAGCTCGTGCTGTGGTGGTGGCGCCGTCAGCGAGGCTCATGCCAGCACGACCTTGCGATAGGCCCGCTCGTGCTGCTCCACCAGCGCGTCGTACATGGCCAGTGACTGCGGCCCGTACTCGGCAGCATCCAAGCCGACCATGCCCAGCGGCAGGTTGCGGGCAGCCACCTCGCGCTGGACACGCCGCAGCAGCGCCTGCGCCAGTGCCGCTGGGTATGGCTCGGGTGCAGCGGGCCACGTGCAGCGCTGTGCCTGGTCGTCGGCGCTGGCGTCCAGCATCCGCTGCAAGTCCTCGTCGCTGAGCACCGTGGCAGGTACGCGCACGTAGGCGCGTACCTGCTCGATGGTCAGCGGCGCGGCCATTACTTGCCGTTGGTGCGGGTGGTCTGGCGGCTCCCGTTACCACCAGCGCTGGCGCCCTCAACCACAGGCGCGGGAACGGTGAACTTGGTGTATGCGTCGGGGCGCACGTTCAGGAACGCACCGAACCCAGCGAACCCGACCAACTGGCCGAGTACGTCCGGCTCACCCACCTGCATGAGGCCGTCCACGTCCTCGTACCACTCGGCGTAACGGCTCGGCCCCTGGATCATGGTGCTGGCCGGGAAGTTCCGGTCAACCACCATCGTGAAGCCCAGCGGCGAACCACTCAGCCCGCCCGGGTTCATGCCCGGGAACATGGCCGACCCGTTGTCCACGGTGACGCCACCGAGTCGGCCCCACACGTCAGGCGAAACCCACAACGTGTCAGGTAGCGCGTTCACGCTTTGCAGCGAGTTGGCGGCGGCGCCGTAGATGGCTGCGTAGATACCAGCGGCGTCCCACGTCGCAATCGGGTCCACGTTCACCACGCTGGCTGCGAAGTCCTCGCAGGCCTCGTTGTCGGTGGCGTTGGCGTACACAGCAGCGAAGTCCTCGAACACCAACTGCAGGATGCCGGGGCTGGTCCACTTGATGTCCTGGCGGCTGATGTTGAGGTGACCAGCGAAGGTGTCAGCAGCCACGGGCAGCTTGCCGATGATCATTTTCTGGCTGGCGGTCAGAGTCTTTTCAGCGGCCTGCTTGTCGATGGCCACGTGCTGAGTGATCACTGGCCGATCGAACGATCCAGCGGGGAGTGCCTTGCGCGTGATGCTGTTGATGAACGGGCGGCTGGCGTCGATGTCGTTGACCAGCGGACCGAGCACCGGGCGCGGCACGATGCCCGGGTTGTCGGCCAGCAACTGGTGCGCTGTGGCGCGGTCCAGTTTCGCCTGCGCCTCAGGGTCGCGCATCGTCATGGCCCGGTGGACGGTGATGGCGTATTCACCCGCGCTGGCAAACTCGCGTGCGATGTCGTAGGGCTCCTCCACCTTGGCCACCCGGGTGGTGACTGTGGCGGGCGTGGATGAACGCAGCGCGGCGACCTTGCCAGCCTGCTGCTCAATCCCTGAATAGTGCTCGATGGCGGTCTGCAACTCAGCCATCCGGCTGCGGTCGCGGTCCACCTGCGTCTGCTCGGCGTCGGTCACGTCGCGTGACTCGTCGGCGGCACGGTTCACCAGCGAGTCGATGCCCTCGCGGATTTCGTCAAACTGCTGGTTGAGTCGGTCCAGATAGGCGCCCATGGCAGCCAGTCCTCCAGTGGTGTCGGAGTGTCTGACCGGGTGGCGGCTTGCCCTGTATCTGTCACGTCCCGGGGCGGCAGCTCAAAGGCTGGGTGGCCGGTGACGCGGGCGCCGGGTGGCGGTTCTGCGTACTGCGCCGGACCGTACGCCTGCGGTTCAGCGGGTGTCCACGGTTGGTCGCCTATCGTGTGCGCATGAACCTCACACCGCTCGGCGCCATCCGTCTGACCGTGGTGGCGTACGTCGCCGCGTGCCTAGTTGGTGCTGCGCTGTGGCAGTGGGTGGCGCGTCGTCGCCACTAGGTACGGGTTGTGCCACTGCCACGTCCTGGCAGCCAGTGCAGCGCGGCACTGCTCCACGTCTGCGGCGCGGTCGCCCTCCACGATGAGGGCTGCCATGTAGTGCTCAACCTCCACCCGTGAGGTGGTCCATGGGTCGATGTCCAGCACGTCACGCCTCCAGCCGTATGGCTGCCACGTCAGCCAACCTGGCCACGACCTGCTGGCCAGACTGCGGCCCGGTGCGGATGGTCGCTGACAGGTACATGCCGACAGCCCACGTGTGGCTGCCAGTGTCGGTGTGGCGGGTGAAGTCAGCAAACGAGACAGCCACGTCACGCACCTGCACCCAGTCGCCACCGAGCAGCAGCGCAGCGATGGCGTCCGTGTCCACGTGGATGCCGCCGTGGCTCATGTGTTCAGCCCGTTCAGGAACGCCCGCAGGTCGTCCAGCCGTGGCGTCGGTGAGGGCCCCACGATCATGGTGTGTTCACGTGCGACAGCCACGCCAGCGCCTGCGTACTGCGGTGTGGGTGTGGCTGCCACGTGTGACAGTCCGCAGGCCTCGCGCCACACGATGCGGCGCCCGTCCTGGTCCACCAGTGAGCGGCTGCGGTACACCCGCGCTGACACTGACCAGCCGGTCAGTTCACCAGCTCTGGCTTGCTCAGCCTGTGGGTGGCTGCGGTCCAGTCGGAACCCAGCGACCAGCCCTTGCGCAGACTCGGCCAGCGACACGCAGCGCCCTAGGAACCGGTCGCCCTCGTCGCCGTAGTGGCCCACCATCAGGTTCACCCAGCGGCCACCTTTCACGCAGTCGCGCTGGTAGGCGCCATGGTTGAACGCCTCCCAGTACGTGGTGGCGCCGCCGTCGTCTGACACCTGCGTGGGCACGTCGTACGGGACAGCCAGACCCTCCACGGTCCAGCCGTCACCGACGGGTTCCAGTGGTGCGGCTGCTCGCTCGATGGTCAGTTCCATGGCTATGCCACCTCCTGTGGCGTCAGGTCGCCGGTCTGCTCGGGCTGCTCGGGTGGCTGCTCGTCCTGGTCGGGCGTATCCCCTTCGGAATCCGAAGGGGTTTCTGGCAGTGGCCCGCGCCCGATCATGGCGCGGCCCTCATCGATGGTGAGCAGCCCACTGGACACCAGCGACCCGACCACCGCAGCGGTGGTGGACGCGTCGGCGCGCATGCGGCCTGCGTAGTCCCACTGCACGCTGGTGCCACGTGGCATCAGCCACTTGCTGAACGCTTCCGACAGTGGGCGTGCGTAGCGGTCCACGCTGTCGCGCACAAACTCGATGTCTGCACTCTCAATGTTCTGGTACGTCATGGACGGGCCAGCCAGACCCAACTTGTAACTGGGTATGCCCAGCATCATCGCCACCGCTGCGGCGTTCCACTGGCGCGACTCCACCAGTTGCGCCTTGTCGGCGTCGGTCACCACGGGTGTCAGCACGTAGCCGCTGGGCAGCACGACCGGTTCCCGCGTGTTGGTCATGGTGCGCCACTTGGCTTTCAACTCGTCGGCCTGCCCTTGCGTCAGGACGACGGGCGCTTGCAGCACAGCGGGTGGCATGGCACCACCAGCGAAGTAGTTGCCTGCGTGTTCCTCAGCAGCGACCGAGCCACCGAGCCACACGCCGTACTGAGCCAGCACGCCACGCCCCAGCGCGTCACCGCTGCGGTTGCCAGCGGACACGTGCAGCAGCTCGTCTGCGTCACGCAGGACACCACCGACGGTGAACGCCCACCGGTTGGTTTCCGGGTCGATGAGCAGCCACACGTCATCAGCGGGCAGCGGCATCAGCCAACCTGGCCGCAGCGTACGAAAGTCCACGTCGCCGTACAGTGCGAAGTGGTTGCCGTACAGCACGAGGTCCTCGACAGCAGCCCACTTGTATTGCCACGGGTCGGTGGTCGGGTCGGGGTCGGTCAACACCATCGGCTCATCGACAACCCGCACTGGTACGCCCTGCTCGGCGTCCCAGCGCATCGCCCTCCACGCGGTGCCAGCCACGGCGTTGGCCAGCAGTGCCACACCACGACCGAACGGCGGCAAGCCCATGGCTTCCGCTTCGGTGGCCATGGCGCCGTAGCCGGTGCCGTACGGCTCACCCGTGAGGAACGCCCACGACTGTGCTGGACGCAGACCGCCACGGGTGCTGGTGGCCATCACCCCGCCAGCAGCCAACCTGGCGCGGGCCTGCTTGCGGGTGGCGCGCTGCACGCGCTGGAGGTCAGTAGACATAGAAACTCAACGGTTCCTCTCGTGGCTGGTGGCGGTCAGCAATCGCCCACGCTGTCGCCCTGAGCAGGTCAGACCTGATGCCACGGTGCGCCACACCCAGCCCACCCGTGGCGGTCGGCACCAACTGGACTGAACGCACCTGCAGGCCCAAGTCCTCGTCGCCGCTGTGCACGACCTGGCCAGCACGCAGCAGCGACCGCAGCAGCGGCAGCGCGGCACTGGTCTGCGCCACACCAGCACGCTTCACCATGGCGCGTGGCACCGACTGCTGCGCCTCGTCCACCGACAGGCTGCCACCGATCACCAGCGAGCAGTCAGGTCGCATGCCGATGGTGAAGTTCGCCCACGCATACGCGTCAGCCCGCGACTCAAACTGGCCGCCCCACGTCAGCAGCCGCCCGTCAGCCAGCTCGGCCACAGCAGCAGCGGACGCACCCAGCCCGTAGTAGTCCTCCACCGCGACAGTGACAGCGGCACCATCTGGTGCTGAGGCGTACAAGTCGGCTGCGTGGGACCACTGGTCCTTGTTGGTCAGCGGCTCGGTGCGGTTGCTGGCCACCAGTCGGCGGCGCGGCCAGATGTTCAGGAACTGGCTGCGGAATGACTCCACCGGGTCGTCCTCGTCGGGGTCCTCCGAGTAGCCCACCTGTGCCCGCGACAGTTTCCCTTCCAGCAGCCGTTCACGTGCTGGCGTCCAGTGCGGGCTGGCCAACCTCCACGCCGCGCGGTCGTCCAGTGCGGTGTCCCCTGGTGCCGACCACTCCACCAGCAGTGTGCGCACATCAGCGCGGCCCCACGCAGCGAAACACCCAGCACGCCGCAGCAGCACCAGCGACGTAGCCTGCCGGTGCGCCGTCGAGAACAGACACAGTTGCGCGTTGATGCGCTCCGACAGTGTGGGTTCCAGACCGTCCTCCACCGTGGACGGTTCCAACTTCCACGCCTCGTCAGCCATCGCCAGCGAGCCACTGAACCCGAACACCGACAGCTTGGACCGCAGCATGTAGCGCGACCCGTCGGGATGCTCAATCTCCTCCTGGTCGTTGGCGTCACGCACGCGGTAGCCGAGGTCCTTGCGTTCATGCGCCCACCGTCGAGCTGGTCGCTGAATCTCACGACAGATGGCGATGTTGGCGCCCGTGTGCAGAATCGTCTGCTCCTCACCGAACAGCACCGACTGGTGCATCCGCCACACCGCCAGTTCACGCAGCAACACCGACTTGCCCACCTGACGTGCCGTCGAGCAGAACACCTCCAGCCAGATGAGGTCGCCGTCCGCGTCATGCTCCAACAGCCGGAAGATGACCAACGTCTGCCACCACCGCAGATGCGTGCCACGCTCCGACTCGATCCACGCCACCGCTTGCGGCCCGTACGACCCAGTGGCGTCAGGATGCGGCAGGCTCATGTGGCGCGGCCACGTCGCGTTGGCCGGAACCACCAGCAGCGGCGCCAACCACGGGCACGCATCCCAGATGGCGTCAGTCGGTGGCGGTGTGATCGGCTCCGGTTCGGCGTCGTCGGCGTCGTCCACGGCGTCTGGCGGCTCGCTCGGGTCGCCCGGGGGTGTTCCAGCCTGGCG